ATGGAGTACCATCTTGCATAGAGCCTGTGCAGATATCTCCCGCATCTTTATCAAGATATGGTTGCACCAACTTTTCGAAAGTTGATCCTGCAGTTTTTCTTGTTTTAATGAATAGAAATTTATGTTTAAAGGAAACTATCACTCAAATAACCTACTGTATATTCTTTGTTCGCTTATATGTAGTGGTTTCTTGTACCACTTACCATTGATATTATCATTATAATATTCTTCATTCTCTAACACATCACGTTTAAATTGTTGTTTTACTTCTTCGTAATTAACATCACCTTTAGTAGTATGTAATGATAGTATTATTCTTTTATAATTATATATTCCGTGTTTATCTACTTCAGCTAGTAATTCTTTAGATGATCCGTAATATTGTTTCCAATTTGACTCTGATCTAACTCTTTTAGATTTACCTTTAACTTTTCGTAATTGATAAAAGTATTTTCTGCCAATATATTTTTTATGTGTATCAAGTTCAATAATAATGTAAACAAAACCTACGTAATTTTTTATATCTTCAGATGTAAAAGGCTTTCCGTTAAATAGCCATTGATTACTATATTCATTCGTCTTCGTCTTGCCATTCTTCGTCATACTCATCATCGTCCTCGATATCTTCTAAATCAATATCTGCCCCACAAAATGGGCAATAAATAGGTTCATTCTTATCACTATTTATGTTGACGATTTCATACTCTGCTCCACACTCTGAGCATTCGAGTTCGTAAGTAATTTCTTCTTCTGGATCTTGCATAATTCTTACCCTAGTTGAAAGATTGCATTTATTTAGTTAAACGCCATACACCGTATTGTGTGTATTATTGACACGTACAAAAGTAGTACACTTACTTAGTTGTTTTAAATTCTTTGCACCAACATAAGTACAAGCTGAACGTAATCCACTTAATATATCAACTATTGTAGGTTTTATTGGACCTCTATAAGGAACTGTCACAGTTTTACCTTCAGAGCCACGATACTCATTTGTAATTAATTTACCATGTTTTTCCATAGCAGTTTCTGATGCCATTCCGTAAAACTGCATTCCAACTGGCTCTGGGTTATCATCTTCGAATACTAATTCACCACTACATTCATCATGTCCAGCTAACATACCACCTATCATTACAAAATCTGCACCAGCGGCAAAAGCTTTTACAATATCACCTGAACTATTACAACCACCATCAGCTATAATATGTCCACCTAAACCATGAGCGGCATCAGCACATTCAATAACAGCAGATAATTGAGGATAACCTATTCCTGTTTTTACTCTCGTAGTACAAACGGACCCAGGGCCTACACCAACTTTTACGATATCTGCACCAGCTAATATTAGTTCGGCTGTCATATCAGCAGTTACAACATTTCCACAAACTATTGTAGCTTGAGGAAGTCTTTCTCTAAGTTTTTTAAGAGCATCTACAACTGCTATAGTATAACCATTCGCAACATCTATACCAATAAAAGACATACGAGTATTATTCCAAACTTTTATGACATCTTCCATCTCTTCGTCAGATATACCAGCCATACACCCTAGAAAATCTTGAGTACCTTTATATGCTATTTTCCACCAATCATCAGATTTGTTAAGTGCTTTTGCTATACAAGTAATAACTCTGAAGTCTGATAATGCTTCATGCATCTTAAAAGTTCCCACAGTATCCATATTTGCGGCCATTATGGGAACACCACTCCATTCTCGTTTACTGTTTCTAAAGATATATCTTCTTTCGATATCTACACTTGCTCTAGTTTTAAGTGTGGATCTTTTCGGACGAATCAATACGTCAGAATAATCCAGTTTTATATCTTCTGAGATTAACATTATATTTCACAACCACCAGCAACACAAGCTAACTCTTGAGAACCTTCTGTCATATCTGTATTCTCATATTTTGACAATAAACTCCAATCAATATTTGAAGGCATCTTTGACATTTCTTTGTTATACTTCTTCTCTTCAATATCTTGATATGGTGCTTGTTTATATACATGCTCAGAGTAAGGTAGAAATGAAACACCACTCATATAATCAAAATGCTTATAAACCCATGCACCAACATCAAACCATTCATTTTCTTTTACAGAAATAGTTACAGATGGCTTATGCTCACACCAGTGCTTTTGATATACGAGCCATAATTCTAATTGTTCGATAGCATTCATATCTTGTCGCATTACTGCATCAGATGGTGCTTTCATAGGAAATGAAAATACATAAGTATGCTCTGGCTTCATTACATCATCTTCACATGGAAAGCCTGCATCTTTCATATACTGTGCTAAAGGATCTTTCTTATCAGCACGTACTGTACGTATATAATATGGATTATGTCGTGCATGAATACCAGATGCAGAATCTACTAACTGAGATACAGTACCTGATGGTTTTACACAAGTAATAGCAGTTGATTGTGGTATACCAATTTTATTAGCCCACTCTGCATTTGTTTCTACTGCAACTTGCTTTAACTGTTCTAATCTTTTTTCTAGTCCTTCATCTTTACCATTCATCAATGATGAGTCCATAATACCAGTAAGAGAAACGCCAAGTAGACGTTCCTCTTCTGTATTCTTTTTCCAGTTGCTTGAGAGATATTTAAAATTTACAAGTGTAGATTGAAATGTACCAAGAATTGTGGCTAATCTAACTTTATCTTTTAAACTCTTCATAGTATCTGTTGAACGTATTACGACTTCTGATAAGTTACAAAACTGTTTACTCCTCAAGATGATTTCGGAGCAGGGGTTTGTGCCGAAATCCCAGTCATTGTCTCGTCTACCGTTACGTCCAGCTTGTTCTTTTGCAGATTCACGATTGAAGATCCCTCGTTCTCCAGATTTGGAATCGTAGAGGCTTTTCCATTCGTCCATGAAGATGCCGATCTCCGGCTTCTCTGTATAACATGCTGAATTATTCGCAAGTGCCCTTTGCCCATTGTCTTCCCACCATTGTCCTGATTTAGCGACTCTCATACGATCATCACTAAGGTTACTTAAAGAGATAAGTGCTGAACGTCTAACTCCACCCACAACAACTATCTCGGCTATTTTGCATACTAGATCATGACACTCTAAAGATGATAATCTTCTACCAGTTGCATTTTTAAATATGTTTGTTGCAAATCTAAACAACTGATCGAGTGGTTCTGGTCCAGATGCTCTACCACCAAATGTTTTTAGTGGTGCTCCAGCTGGCCTTACTTTACTTAAATCCCACTTTGGAATTTGGCCAGAATATAATAAATGAATAATTTCTTTTAACGATTTAGCCCAACCTAACTTACTGTCAGGCACTACAACTGTAGTATCAGTAGGGTGCATCTCGTCTGCTACAAGAGGCATTTTAGAAACATCTTGTCTTTCTACAGAAAAGCCAACACCAGTACCATTCATAAGAATATACAGTATTTCATCAAATGCTCTTGGTGAATCTACTGCGACATATGAACAATTATAACCAGCAATATTCTCTCTCTTGAGTGCTTCACCTGCCGTCATTAGACATCTCATTGATGGCATTACTTTTTGTGATAGAACACCAAGTTCTAATTCTTTTCTCTCTTCTGGTGTAAGTTTATAATTATTCTGCTCTTTCAAATGCTCTTCAAAAAAATCAAAGTATCTACTAACAGTTTCTTCCCAATTCTCTCTTCTCTTTTTATCTGGTAACCACCTAGAGTATCTTGAGAGATGTATAAATTCTTGGTATTCTGTCGGTAAATGATTACTTGGCATGGCCTTCTCCTACTAGATATTTCCACGAAACAGGAAATATTTCTTTTGTTAATTTGTTAATTTGTTCTGCTATTATTCTGGTTTCAGCTTGTGCATCTTCTTTCATTCTTAAATTACACACTCTAGCAAATGCATAAAGTGTACCACTCCAAAACCATTCTGTCATCATGTTCTGAGGAAGAACCATACGAGCCATTTCTGGTGCAACTCCTTCACTCAATAAATTCTTATATGTCTGTTGTACAAATTTCATTGTACCCGCTATATCGTACTCTAAAGTCTCATCACTTGATCCTTGTTTTATACTTTTTTCTGGACGTTTTCTCCATACTTTTGGTATATAAAACTCTGGTTCATCATCAACATATCTTCTACTTACTTCATTCCATACTAACCCCACTTGATGCTTAACTAATTGTCGAGCAACAAATACAGGTGCTTTGATTCTAAATTGTACAGAAGCATGTCCAAATGGACTCCAATGATTATGCTCTGCGAGATATTTTATAAGTTTCTCATCTCTGTCTTCAAATTGTGTTGACTCTTTATCGAAAGAAACTCTTGCGGCATTCACAACACTCAAATCTGATCCCATAGAATCAATCAGATATACTATCATTCAGTTTTTCTCCACTCACTAAGTTTTACTTTTGCTCTTAAATCTGCAAATGTGTTATCATTTATAATTTGCAAAATCTCTACTTTTGACAATCCAGACAGTATCATATCATTTATATCTTTTTGTTTTAAAAAAGTTGGCCAGATACAAATAGAGTAACCATCTGAAATATTTTTAAACATTTTGCTTGTAATTTCACTAGACTTAGCTTCATTATCATAAACAAGAACTACATTTTGTATTTTGTCTTTTATATATGCACCACCGTCGGCCCCAGCCATAGCGATAGAATTTGGTAGAAACATAGAGTCAATAGGGCCTTCGACTACATACACTTTCTTTGTCCAGTCAACTTCATCTAGTCCAAATATTTTGGGCTTATCTTCATCTAACATTATAGTAATATACTTTAAGGGATTTTTACCGAATGCTCTACCTTGAAAACCCATCAGATTTTCATACTCATCAAAGAAAGGTATGATTAATCTTGGCTCATCATTCTTCTCTGATAGTTTTCTTGGCACTAGACTATTCACGAACTTAGCAAAGTGTGGTGCATAATATAATTTTCTATGATACTCATTTGGTATCATACGTTTTGTCACATATTTCTTTACTGGGTGATCATATCTAAGTTGAGAAACTTTTTTCAAAGCTTTCAGAGGTGTGTTAAAGTGGTATTTTCTCTTAGTGAATACAATTCCCTGCGATTTATTTTTATCCATACCAGGTGTAATCCTACGAGTATCCATAAATGATTCCGTGCGATATTCTTTAAACAAAGCATTGTCTACATGTTTGATGAGATTACCGATACTAGATGTAATACCACAGTTATGACACTTGTAAGAGAATTTACTTTCTCTAGAATAGATATACCCTCTAGCTTTTAACTTATTAGTTTGACTATCACCACAGAACGGACAACGAAAGTTGAATAAGTTATCACTTTTTCGTTTGAACTGTGAAAGCCTACCAGAAAGTATATTGATATACTTCAATTCAATATATGACATTACATCAATATACTACAATGTTTGGATTAAGTCAAGAACTTTGTTAGGTTCATACCTATTGAGATGAGAAAGCCAAGAACAATTGCACCACCGACAATGCTCCACTTCCATTTTTCGAGAGCAGTTACACGTTGCTCCATTTTTTGATTGATTTCGTTTTGTTCACTTCTCATGGCTTTAATTTCAGCCATCAACTCATCTTTCATATCTGAAATTCTCCTGTGCAACAAATCGGACTCCATTCTACTTTCCTTACGGAGATCGTTTATGTATTCGAACAAATTTACGTTTTCAGACATTAGTTAATCTCTTACTATTATTTAGTTGCAGTCAAAGATTTGACTATGGTTATTATTTGTCGTATAGACTTGTTAGATTTTTGACTATCCTAGAAACTTCTTTTCTGTCTCTAGAAGCTTGAGTCTTTCTTCTATTTCATCTATTTTATGGCGCATCATAGGATACTTATGTTTCCATGAATCTTCAGGCTGTTCTAAAAACGTAAGTCCCCACCTTTTAATTAAATAATCTAGAAATAAATCTACTTTTGCATAAAACCACAAGCCTAATCTTGTAGTTCTCATGTAAGAGACAAAGATAGCACCCGCAACAGAACCAGCGAGTGCAGTCCAAATCCATAATCTATCACTCATCATTCTTTCAATCATTTCCCACATTATGCAGATTTTCTTTCTTCATGTCTAATTTTTTTCTCTAAGTGTGCTATTAGAACTTTTCTCATGGAGTATGCTCTATCTCTACTAGTAAAAGAATACTCTCTTACATCATCTGAACTAACTCTAATACTAAAAATATAGAATGCACCAGATTTTACAATTGGTGTCGCTGAAGATAATGCTATTCTACTCGGATCTACTTTTACACCTAAACTAGTTTCTATTATTGTCATTTAAGGTTTCCTTATTGGTATTTTACATTGTTCTTCACTTGCAGTTAGATTCTCACCTCTTTTATATATCCAAATATAACTCCAAGTCTTCTCGTTACATTTCTTACCGAACTCAGATACATACGGATCATTTAGTGGTTCAGGTAAATACGAACATGCACTTAGTAATAGTGCTACAGGTATTAAGTATTTCACTTCTGATTATTCTCCCAAATCTTTTTAATCTTATCAGAATAGCCCGTAATATTGTGATCATATATTCCATCAAACAATTGCAATTTACGTAAAGCTTTCCATCTACCTCTGATAGAGTCTTTAAACTTTTGCCATACTGTAAGATTACGTATATTACCATAATAGTTAATATACTGTAAGTTACCGTGATGTCTGTAACCCATTAACCAAAATGGCACAGACGGAACTATGTCATTGTTATTACAAAATCTGTAATGTTCAACTTCACAGTTAGCTACAAATTCTTTACCACCTACTTTAGGTGAACCATAAGTATATAATAATGGATTTCTTTCTTCTAGTCTACTAGCACACAATGTTGCCATTGCACCACCTAAACTATGTCCACATATCCATATCTTATGAGTTTTCTTTTTATCTAATATGCCTACAATATCATTCCAAACTTTCCTGAGTTCTAACTTAAAACCCATATGCACTTGTCCTTCAGTTCTAGATTTTCTCTTCAATGCTAATAAATCAGCTTTTACATCAGAGAACTCATCTGGCTCTGTACCTCTAAATGCAATAACAATATTTTCAGTATCATTAAATATATGACATTGGGCACCATCAACATCTAGAAATCTATAAGAGTTGAAACCTAGTTGTTTAAGTTCTCTCTTTACTCTAGTGCCATCATGATAAGCTAGAGCAGAAACTTCTGCAAAGAAGTAAGCACACCAATATTTATTATCCCAGTCTAGCCAAAGTGGTATTTCTTCTTTACCTTTTTCGTTACGGAAGAACTTCCTCATGTATCTCGCCCTCTTTCCATGTTACTGATCTTTCATAGTAAAGAATAACTTCATTTTGCTGTTCTATGTATCTCTTGATTTGTTCCATATTGATAGCTAAGTTTTCAAATGATTTCAAATCAAGTGCATATACAACAAACTGTCCGTTTTGTTTTGCTTTTACTTTAGCAACGACTTCTTCAAAATTTTGCTCTGTTATAACCAACACATCTGCATTTTTCATTTCTATTGGACTAGGCTTCAAAGCAATAGCTATTGTTGGTTTAACTATTTTTTCAACAGTTACTATTTCTTTTTCTGGTTTAAAACTAGAACAACTACTGAGTAGCAGTACTAATACCGTCAAATATAAGATCGACTTGTTCATTTATTGTACTTTCAGTTTCATCAGTATTATTAATACTATTTTCTAATATATTAATGTTATCTATCTGTTCTTTGATAACATTGTTTTCTTTTTCTATCTTAGATAGTCCACTCTGCAAGTTTTGTGTCAACTCAATCTGTTTATTTAGGTTTTGTTGAATTTCGTTTATAACTGCATCTTTAGATTGTATTGCTACTTCCATCTTTGCATTGTTATCTCTAAGAGTTGCCATTCTAGACATAATGTCATTGTATACGTAGTAAGCACCATAACTTAGAATACCCAGAATGGCAACAATAAAAATTATAATGTATAATCTAGCCACTATTCACTCCATTCATTAATCGTAGGCTTGATCTTTTACAATTGTCCAAATGCCCCATAATACACCAGCATAACAAGCCCACTCAGCCCATTGTCCTAGAAACAACACTACGAGTGAAAGTGCTATGATTGCGGCGCCATCCCATGATGTCCTTTGTGACACTCTGTCTTTGCACCAGTGATACATTCTTGATAACATTTGTTACCTCCTTTAAAGTTTTACCTGTCTTGTGTATTTTACAACTCTCAACAGGAAATGTTTTATTAGATGTTTTGAAATTCTTTTTTCGCATAACAGTCTTTGCTATAAGTTCTAGCATACCACCTTTTGTTAAATTCAAAACAAATGGCATGTTAATATCGGTTTTCATGTCTTTCATAACCGCTTCAGCATCAGGTCCAAGTCTAGCTATCGCCTTGCCAAACTTCTGATATGTCTTATTGAATATTCTAACTAATTCTGCGGGAGATATCTGTTTCTTATTTCGTTCATCATTTACTCTATCAACAAAATGCCGAGTAAACTCAACATCAATACCAACTTTAGCGAAAAGTCTATCAGCATACTTTTCAACCTGTCTTAAATCAGATTGTGTGACAAAATTTTCACTAAGAAAAAACATCAGCCAAGTCCCATTAACTTTCGCATCTGGGCTTTATTTTTTGCTTCTTCTCTTTTCTTTCTTTTTTTCATGTAATCGGCAAGATACTTTCTCATTTCTTTCTTTCTTGCATCTGGTTTTTTCCAATGCACAGGATCATCACCAGTTCCAGCAACAGCGGCACCAGTCGCATTAGCAGGTACATCTTCACCAAGATTATGTGCAGGTAATTGTCCAATTAATCTGTCACCTCTTGCTTGAGCCATTGGCCTTCTAAGCTTTACTGCTCTACCAGTTTGTCCTCTAATATTATCTCCTCTTGCCATTCTCTCTGCATCTTTTTCACCAGTAGTCATGCCCATGACTCTACCATCTCTATCTAAAACCATAAAGTTATATTTCATTGCTTCTGAGACATCTCTGATTGCAGTTTCTTTTGCGAACAACATATCACCAAATTCTTTCTCAGACATTTGATTTTCTTTTAAATCTCCCATATTTTTCTCCACTGCTTCTATTAGTTCTTTTGTAGAATATTCTTCTTTTGGATTATTGTGTTCTTTAATTAAAAATAATGCCGCGGCATATGATGCGAGTTTACTTTTACCACCTGGAAATCTTTCAATTATTTTTTTAATATTAAATACTAGACGTTCAAAAGTACTGAAAGAATCCAACTCTGCTTTCGTTTGGGGATTACGAATCTTCTTACCACGTTCATCAATTATACCTAACTGATAAGCTTTAGTTTCGTTAAATGGTGTAACTAATCTCTTCAGAAAAGAATACACAAAAATTAAATCTGCTACTTTACTCGCCATTTATATCTCTTAATAACTTTACTATTCCATCATCTAAAGGTATGTTACTATCAACAAACTTATTACCTTTAATTAGCCCTATATCATCTCGCCAGTAGTTAAGAAATAATAAAAAAGGTTTTAAGTATTTCAGTTGTTCTTCTAGCTTAAACACCAATATACGTGTCATTGCTCTATTATCAAATACATTATATAATACCAATAAGTGATTCAGTATTAATCTTTCTTTCAATTCACCAGATTGCTCATACTTTTTAAACAATCGTTTTAAATATCTTATTCGCTTTAAATCATCATGAAATTCTAACAAATCTGTACAATGTGGATTCTCATAATATTTTGCCGCAAATAACATAAAGTTTTCATCAGTTAAATCTTCATACACGGGCTATCTCATTAAAAATTTTGTAGTGCTATCCTCTTAATCGTATTAGAATCAGTTGCAATATACAGATATGTATTACTATAGAAAATAGTGCCTGCGGAAATACTTTGTCCAGCGGCATTTGATGATGCAGGGTTTGCAGACTTTGTTGGTAATCTTAAACCTTTTGCATCAACAATTTGTACAACATCTATAGAAGTAACACCTGTATGACTTCCACTTGCTTTTAATGAGTATCTAGCTTCAGCATTTGCAACTTGTATTCTATCATTAATTAATAATCTACCTGCAGTATTTGCTAATGGTGTCACTTGTAACATTGGTACTGTAATAGTACCATCTGTTATAGTATTGTTTGCATGTAACTTACCATTATTACCTATGATAGTTGCTGAAGTTTCAGTTTGTAATTTACCGTTAAGTGTAACTACGGCTGATCCTAAAGTTGTATTAGCATTAATAGTTATTTTATTACTAGATACAGTTGTATTAGCTTTTAAATTAGTCAGATTAGTCACATTCATAGGAGATGCAACATTTGCAAAGACACTTGCAAACGTAGCTTTCCTACTTGTGGGTGTGCCAGCCGCATCTCTCACTACAAGCAATAAATCAGTACTTGCATGATTTGTAGCGGCTGTAAGTTCAGTAATCTTCTTATCAGCCACGGTTATCTCCTAATTATGCAACGACAGTTATACTTCCACAAGCTGTACCCTGGGCAGAAGAAATTGCGACTTCAGCATTTCCACCACCGATTGTATCTACCATTGTACCACCAGCTAAAGCAATGTTTTGTGCTCCAACAGTAAGTACGTCATCTGCATTTGTAGCCGCATTGGCAGCCCCAATTGCTAGTGTAAAGATTAGTTCGTTAGTACCTGAACCACTAGCATATGCAAGTGTATGAGGTCCACGTCCTGTACCACTACCTTGGTTTCCGTTTGTAACTGCAACTGTTGGGTTTCCAGTAACTGTAACTGCTTCGTTATATCGAACAGTTAGAGATAATGTTCCACCTTCAGATTTATCAAATGTAGTTATATTCCAATCTACACTATCAACTGTTGCTTGTCCTATTTTTGTTGCTAGTCCTCGTATCGCTACAAGAACTTCTTTTTGAGCCGAAGTATTGCCATTTCCAGTCATTGATGAACCAGCTTCGATAACCCAGCCACTAGAAGTAGCTTGAATCTCATCTTTCTGATCACCAGTCAAGAACTTAGGTTTAGCCTCATCGGCATCAGTTGCTCCCCATAATCCCATCTTATTCTCCTTTACCTTTATATTTTGAGTTAAACTCTGATATGGTTTGTCTAGTATTTATATGACGAATAGCTTTACCACCTGCATTGATAAATTCTTTGCAGTTTTTGATATGATCATCAATCAATAAAGCATCAGCACTAGCATAATCTTTCTTTTGCTCTCTTCTTACTAAATGTATTTTAGTAGGTTTTGGACTTAGATTTCTCGCTATCCAAACTTTTTTACCCCTTTTACAGTTAGGGTCCCATTCTGCATAAGCAGATAGTATTCTTACATCTGCACCACCTTTTGTGATATGTTTCCACAGTTGTTTACCACCAGGCATCCACTCTAAAGTATCCCAGAAATCTTTCTTTGCAGATATCATAGATTTCTTTTTATCTTTAGACATACCAGATTTATCTGGAAATGGTTCACCAGTTGTTTTCTCTGCACCCTTCAAGAAGTTGCAGAGAACCATGTCCATGTCACAATAGATTATCATTATACACTCTTCATTGCCATTTTAGTAGCAGTTGCATACATTACATCATCTGCTTTTTCACCATACTTATCTTTGAAATAGTCTGATTTCTTTTTGAGTTCTTTGACTATTTCTTCTCTCTTTTTCATTTGAGCATCAGTCATTTCTTCTTTCTGAACACTCTCAGCATTCATAGTAGGCTTAGTATCAACTGGCTCACCATTACCCTTTTTCTTTTTCTTAGGATCAGCTTTTGTATCAGCATCATCTTTTGCATCAGCTTTTGGTGCAGACTTTTCATCATCTTTTGATATAGCTTTAGAAACTGCTTGTCTCTTTTTGTGCATATATTTGTCAGAAGAATCTACATCACCATCATTGTCAATATCTTTATCTTTACGATCCTTAAATTTCTTTTTAAGTGCTTTTGGTTGTACTTTATCTAAACCTTCACCATCATCAGACTTATCATTAGTATTGTCTTCTTTAGCATTAGTTGGTTTTTTACCAGCTATAATTGATGCTACTGCATCTACCAAGCTTTGAGATAAACCATATCTCTTTGCATCTGAATTTTCATTCATTTCTACTTCCTCTCGAATACCAAGTTGTTTTGCGATAGCTAAAGTTTTCTTACCATAGCCACCATAGTTATCTCTAATTCTTCCATTAATCCATCTTGTAAAAATAGGACGTGCATCTTGTTTAGGATTATTATCAGATGCATCATCTAACATATCATACAATTCATCATCACCAAATGGTATTATATCTTTAGCTGGATAACCATCTTTACCAACTATAAACTTTTTACCTAAAGCTTTCTTAAACTTCGCAACTTGTCTTGCATCTGGATAATGCCACACACCTTCTTGAATGTGTAAATCAAACTGCACTTCTTCACCGATAATATCTGGTATCATTCGAACAGCAGTACCCAAACCAGGGCCTGCTTTCTTTTTAAGTTTCTTTTCAGCCGCTTTTACATCTTTCTTCGCAACATAAACTTTACCATTTTTCCAATGATGATCGATACCTTTCTTATTCAATATCTTTGATACTTTAGCTTCATAACCTTCATCTAGAATTTGCTCTAAGATATCATCTAGATAATCTTCACTCATAGATTTTTCTAAATCATCAGCTTGTCCTGCATGTGCTTTACTTGCTTTCTTTAGCATCTTAACAACTTTCTTAACAACAGGTTTATCATTATCATCTAATTCTTCATTCTTTGGCTTTTCACCTTTCTCTTTTTTCGAGATAGCTATGGCCGCTTGTTGTGCTGGTGATACTGCTTCTTTCTGCATTAGCTTGTCATGATTCTTTTTAGCATATGCATTAGCCTCATCTTCGCTATCAAACTCTGCAACTTTTTTGTTATTAGCATTATAAACACAATATTTACCTGTGTCTTTATTTTTCATAACATGTTTTGTTGGATCCATTTCTTCAGTTTGATTATTTTTATTTCTAGTGTCAAGACTTCTAGCACGATCCATCATTGTGTCATGCTTTCTTTTGTCAGACTCTTTTTCTCTTTTTATTTTTTCAGAAGCCGCTTTTGTAGCATCTCCTTCTTGTAAGTTGTCTTTAGTAGACAACACTTTTCTAATAGTACTTTCTAAACTCATGTCTTCCTCCTAGTTGTCTACTTTAGAACCTGCTCTCCACTGGTAACAACTCCAGTATCGAGCTTTATATTTTGGGCCTGGGTTATCGCAATTATGTCTTGCACGAAATGACTTTCTTCTTGCTGGATCATCTCTTTTGATTTCCATATTTGGATCACCAAAACCTAATTTAATTACATTACCCTTCTCATTCTTTACATATACATAAAACTTTTTCTTACCATCACTAGAACGTGTTGGATTATTTAAAGTAACTTTCTTACCTTGATACTCTGCTTCTTCTAAAACGTGATCAAATAAATCTACAGGACAACCTTCATCTTCACTTTCTTTGACAAAATCTCTAAATCTCTTTTTAATTTTACCTGAGAAATCATCATCAACATTATAGTCTTCACAATGTGCCGCTTTGATTTCTCTTTGTGATAGAACTCTCATTAACTTGGGCTTTTCATCTGTTTGCCCTGGTGTGTCTTTTCTATATGTAGCATTTATTTTATCTGTACCAATTTCTAATGGACCTCGCTTTTCTACTTTCTCTGCTAAGTCGTAGTCGTGTTCATTCCATGTGGCACCAGTACGTGTAATAAAAGAATTAACTCTCGCAAAAGCCCATTGTTCTGGTGTACATCTTGGTTTATCATATTCCCATGATGCATAACCTCTGTTGTAAACTTCTTTGATAATATCGATATCAATACCAGATTGTTCTGCTTTTCTCATCAGATTTACATCTTCTTTTTTATCACCATGTGCTTTTATCTTTTTAGCAAGTGTATCATTTCTATTTTTTCTTTTTACTGGTACTTTTAAGTTCTTTAACTTACTATCAGTTCGCATGTATGTTTTTTCTTCAATACTTTCTTTCTTAGAACCTCTAGCTTTCGCGGCTAAATCTTTATCAGCTTTACCCCATGTACCACTACCTTTAGTAATAAAAGAATTGACTCTTGCCATACCCCATTGTTGCTGTGTAGCACCTGGGCGATGTCCTGTTCTCCATGCGGCCATTCCACGATTGTAAACTTTTCTCAATATACCTACAGGTATACCAGACTTTTCTGATTTTTTCTTTAATGCGGCACCAGCATCTTCTACAACGTAAGTTTCTTTGATAACATCACCAACTTTTTTACTTGGTGCATTATAAACTGTTCCGCCCTCTTTTTTCTTTTTACTCATCATGTCGCTCTTAGAGCCTTTTGCGACTACTTTACCTTTCTGAACTAAGGCATACATAGTGCTTTTAGGTATCGCTTCTCCAATTTCAGATGATTCACCTCTAGCATTCTTGAAATCTTGATCAGTTGGGGCACCTTTACTACCTGGCTTTCGCATTGGGCGGCCTTCTTTTCTTTTCTTATGAATATTTGCCCATAAACTTTCACCAAACATATCACGATATTTCTTAGTATGCTTACTTGGTTTAGTCTTTGCATCTTTATCTCCAGGGTGACTATCTGGATATGCTGAAGGATCGTCATGATGTTTATCAGAACCCCTCTTAAATGCTCTGTATCTATCATCTTTCTTATCTTTAGCAACACCTTTGTAGTAAGTTTTTGGTTGTGAACCTGGTTCGTCTTTTACATCTCTATCTTGTGGTACAACAGACTTATCTTCTTTGTACATATTCAATTCATATGGCTTTGCACCACCCTTATTATATACTTGAATTTGTAACATACCTTTATTTGTCTTCAAAGAATATCTGTTAGTTTTACCAACACCTGGTTTTCTTGGGCCAGTAGCAACTTTATCATCAATCTCACCTTTGTCAACTGTCATACCAAACTTCTTCTTTGCATATGCATAAGCATGTTGCATAGCACCACTAAAATCTTTATGATACAAATCATACTTCTCTTCTATTGATTCAGGCTTGAAACCATAAGACTTCATGACATCATCATGATACTTAGTAGCTTTAACTTTACTTATATTCATACCTTTCATTATACGTTGAATCCCGTCTTCTCTATGTTTTGCAGGACTCATGAGTTCTCTTGCTTTCTTTAGATTCAAATTCGAAAATGTTTTTGCATGTACTCTAGGTGTACCTTTTCTTTCATCAAGCTCTTCAGGTACGTACTCAGCATTTTGTGGACCCTTTCTAGCTTGTGCTACTCTGTCCATTGATTGTTTTCTAACCTTTGGTAATAGTCTTTTAGCTATTTTAGATATCATACTCTTCTTACTTTGAACTTTTCTATCAACATTCATTTTGTCAGCAGGTGATAAGTTTGCATAGTTAGCACCTTTCTTACCAGCAACTTTCTTTCGAATTAGTTTTATTGCCGCTTTTTGTGCAAGTTTCAAAAGTTTAGCGGGACTTTTCATTTTCTTTGCCGCTATCTTTCTCATACGTGCAATCTTAGGTGCTAGTCTTCTAAACAATCTAGATTTTTTCAATCTTTGCTGAAAGTTTAATACTTCATTTAATTCATATAGTTCACCTAGTTCAGCAAAATCATCTTCTTCTTGTTCAGTAAGTTCTAATTCTTGTAATACTTGTTCAAGAATTATGTCATCTTCTTCTGTCCATTCCATGTCAGCCTCTTTTAAATTTTTACGAACTTTGTTGTAAATTGATTTTTTATCTGCATCTGATAGCTTAGATGCTAAGCCACTTTTAAATGTTTTTTCATCGCCATCTTTGGCTGTCTGTCTCAATTTTGAACCAGACATTCCTTCAACACCTTGTGCATCTGGATCTCTATCACCAGATGATACAGTTTTTATACTGTTGAAGTTATAATCTTTTCCGTTGTATTTTTTTAAAACTCTATCGAACTCATTTATACGATCAGATCCAACAACCATTGTGATTTCTGTGAATCCTTCTTTTTCGATTTCTGGTAATATCTGAAAGATTTGCTTTGATTGTGATCTTTTAACGATACCGAAGGCTTTCGTTGCAAAGCGGTACTTGTCGTTGTATGAGAGGGGATCTTTCTTTGGATTCTGAGAGTGGGATAGGTAGATCCGTGGAGTTGCATTTTGTTTTCTCGCTACTTCTTTTATCTTATTCGCTAGTTTTTCATGCCCAATTGTAGGAGGGTTCATTCTACCAAATGTAAATACTAATTTTTTCATAGTGTGTTTTCCTTGGACTTAACACCTGTTAATTTAGTATTATTTATAATATGTAATATTTCTTCATGTCAAGTAAAAATCTGTTTAAGTCTGTAAGTTTTAGCATATTTGGCCCATCACATGGTGCATTATCTGGGTCCGAGTGTATTTCTGCAAACACAATATCTGCTCCAGAAACCAAACCACATTTCATCATAAGTTCAGCATATTCTCTATTTCCACCAGTGCTAGAACCTTTACTAGCTGGCATTTGAACACTATGAGTAGCATCAATACAAACTGGGTAATGAAAATTTTTCATTATATCTATTGAACGAAAATCTACAACTAGATTGTTATAACCAAATGTTGTACCACGTTCTGTAAGTATAATTTTTTTACACCCGTAATATTCTAACTTCTCTACTACATTTTCCATTTCACGTGGTGATAAAAACTGGCCTTTTTTAACATTGACAGGTAAACCAGTTTCAGCACAAGCTTTTAATAAATCTGTTTGTCTGCACAATAAAGCTGGTACTTGTATTATATCTACTACACTTGCTACTATATCAACTTGTGAAACTTCATGTACATCAGTTGTAACTTCACAACCAAATTCTTTTTTGATGTTTCGTAGTCCTTCTAAGCCATTCTCACCACGATATCCATGTACACTTGAACGATTAGCTTTATCAAATGAGCATTTAAATATAAAGTTGATATCTAAATCATTTGTATCTCTAACTAGTTTTTCACAGATACTAGACATAAGTGGCCAGTTTTCCCAAACACATGGTCCAGCAATAAGACTTGGCATCTTGTTTGGGAGAAATGCTTTATCGTAGAAATCCGACATTTTCCCTCGCTATATCATTATGATTAAATTCTGCCCAATATAATTCAAATGCTACACCAGATGTTAGACATTCGAATTGATGATATAAACCTGGTTTTACTTTCGTATAATCACCAGCTTTTAATATTGTTTCATCAATCAAGTCATAATCTCTTTGCCACACTCTTATAAGCATAGAACCAGAATCAACAAAGAAACCATTCCATTTGTATCTGTGTAGATGTTTGCTACAAACACCACCTTTTATCATTTCTATTTTGTGAAATTCTAAAGCACCGTTGGCTTCAATTAACTCAGTTGTTCCCCAAACTTTTCCAGCTTTCATCATCTATCCTTTCAATACATACATATTTAATATTAGGAGTATACATCATTCTACCCTTTGATGCAAGTTCACATTGTCGTTTCCAGTTAAATTCTTTTACTTGAATAGTTCCTTCGGCAACTATCGTAGCTAATACGAATACTATTTCTGCCAACCTTTAAGAACCTCATCTGAGAAATTGGCTCTACTAAACTCCATTCTATCAATTAACTTTACTGCATTTTTACCGACTTTATCAATAGCAACATAGCCCTCTTCACCAGTTACTTGAAACCCATTAGTAGTTGATAAAAATGTTCTAAGCTTCGCAGTTTTGCTCATTTGGCCAATCAAGATTAATTTTACATCTACAAAAGCATTCATTAGATTTAAAATGTTTTCTAGATTTCTTCTGTTAGTATTTGAGAAGTATTTCATTACTTCTTTTTTACGTTCTGTCACACCAGCTTTACCTTTAGCTGATTTTCTTTTATCACTTTCAATCTTATAATAATCATGAAAATACGTAATCATATCTTGCACAGTTTTCTTTACATTAGTAATTCTTTTACCAGCACGTACTTTTTTGTTTAAGAATGTTTTCATTCTCATGAGTAATTCTTCGTTATCAGAAATACCATTTAAACTCTTAGCATCTAATTTCTGAAATATTCTACCAGCATCAGATAACATTTTAGTTACTTCTTCTGTTTTTTTATCTGTCATAGTTGCAGTACCAGATGCATCTTGATATTCAGCATCTACACTCCATACACTCTTCGATGGCTTAAATTTATTTGCAATATTTTTACCAAAAGAGGCTGTCATACTTTCAAAATCTTTGCCACTATAACTTGTATGCCAAACTATACCAATCTCTGATTTCATCATTTTACTAGCAAGTGGTGTGCCAGCTGGTACTGCATAGACAATTGTATTTGGGTGAAATGTCAAATACTTTTCACCTTCAATTGATTGTACTTTCAAATCTTTTTTAGAGAAGAGAAAATCACCTTGCACAACACCTTTGATATCTAAAGCTGGTAATAATCTAAGTGCTTTCACTAGTTTATCACTTAAATCACCAGATGTATCTGCTTTAACTTCTTGTGTTGTTTTATATACTTTTGGATTTTTGTTAAATATACCTTTCTTTGCTACAAAGAACTTACCATCAGATGGATCAGTACCGCAAAAAATAGCAGGAGCTCCGTCCCACTTAACAGATATATTTACACTTGACTTTGAACGTCCAGCCAACATATCTCTAATAGCACGTAGAAAGTTTAGTGACTCTCTCGCACCATTCACACCACCATTAAGAATATTATCCTCAATATGTTCCATATGAGTATTCTTGGCTTCAGCTAGATATGTTGAAAATTTTTTCATACGACTATTTAGTTACTACGAAAGTAAAACCAGGTTCATATCCCGTCTTTATGTATTTATCAGCCTCACGTTGACACTCATCATAAGTATTTCTTGTTAGAAAGGCACATCTCTTCCATATGCCACTTCTATTATCAAATATATCTGCATGAAACACATTTGGTTTTGATGGTACTTCTGCACCACCTAATTTTTTAGATAATTGATATCTACTGTTATATATTTTATATTTTTTCATTATCGCCTCATATTTGCCTGATCGATAGCATCTCTGCTATCTTTTCTAATCGGAACGGCATTCGATTTATGCAAAGTTCCTATACCCATAAGTTCTGTACCAGTATATGTGACACCATGTCTTTTCTTAAAACCGTTACCACAAATTCTATCAGAAGTCTTATATTTAGATTCAACTGTCAAGTCAGGAAAGTCATGTCTGTATTTACCACCAGATGGTTTGTACCCAACTCTTTTCAAAAGCTTTTCCATGAGTTTCTTTTCATGTTCGATTGCTTTTACATTTCTTAATTTTTTTCTCATAAATTTTCCAATAAAAAAGGGGCAGATCCAGTATGTGCTGAACATCTGCCCCATAACCCGTCTATGTGTGAAAGTGAGAGAGAGGTGACGGGTTTACCTAACTCTATTTCAAGTAGAGGGGACCAGTCCAACGTATGGCATAATTACCATCAAGAACATTCCCTCTAGCGCCATTGGTAGCTGGTTTATTATACCCTGCACACATTAACAAATCACCAGCACGAAATTTGCCACCATCATTTTTCACAATAAAGCCCCAAGCAGAGCCACCATTATTCTGCATAATTTTTACATACTTACTACCATGTTTGACACGAAAACCTTCATTGAACTCAGTAATCATTTTACGATTAATATCATTTAATTCTTTGGTGCCACCGTGATTAGTCCAACTAAGATAATCTTCTTTAGCACCATCAAGAAGATTTTTTATACCATCTTCGATAGTAGTAGCAGTTTTCTTAACAATTGTATTCACATTTATCATAATATATCTCTCTTTCTTTTATTAACGAATCACTTACATTATTAATATAGCATATCTAGAAAATATGTCAACCATTATTTAAATACTTTATTGCATTTTTTAGATTAGTTTCACTATCTCGAAATAAACCTAAACCAGTATTGCAACTGTGACAAAGCCAACCACGAAACTTACCAGTATCATGTTCATGATCCAAACACCATACACTTTTTTTAATTTTATAATGTTTACTATTACCATGACTTCGTTGTTGTTGTTCATTTTTTTCACAGATAGGACAAACGTAATCTATTGAAGGGTATGGATTTGTTTTTTTCAAAGATTCTATTATTTTGTATGCATTATTTGAACACTTTTTACAAACTGTTCTTTTATAATTCCCACCACTATCATTACCAAATTTGTCTAAATGAAGTTCTTTCT